CACTTCTAGAAGTGTTTTGCAATCAGATTGATGTCTTTCGCGCACATGGGCGAAAGGGAAGATCGGCGATCCACGCGACGGTGTCGCGCCTCGCAGGCTAAGACCTGCTCCCGTGTTAATCGGGCGGTCCGTAGTTGGTCGGCGGCCTATGGGGAGGCTCCTGAGTTTTCTTGGGATCCTTCTCTTGGGCTGTCCTGTATGGAGCAGCAGAAGGCTGTTAAGTTGTTTCTCTTCCGCGATTGCCCGTCGGCCGTCGAGGAGGAGAGGTTTTCTTGGCAGTCGATTAAGAAGCTTTTACCGGCTTCTTGTAAATGTATGGAAGCGCCTTTGGTGCTTTCCATCGCTGAGGCTTTGTCTAGACCAGCACGTTCTCTCCCCGCCGGTTATCTTTCGTACGCTAAGCGAGTCGCTGAGCAGCTCTTTTCCAAGGGCTGGGATGCTTCTTACTTGCGCCAGGCGACGGGGACTAGTCCCCCTTTGTCCGGTTGCGTCGAGAGCGGACGTCAGGACGGTGGCTCTTTGGGCTATGCGTTCGGTTCGCATTCGGAGTTTCTGGATGCGGTGTTCGGTCGCGTCGACTTTGTCGGCGATTGCCGGGCGGTGGCCATGGTGGTTCAGAGTGCTGGTAAGCCTCGTCCCCTGACAAAATTTTCTCATGAGTCTTTACTTCTTCGGCCTTTGCATGGTGCTCTTTATGATCACCTGTCGACGAAGAGGTGGCTCTTGCGTGGGGATGTGACTTCGGCTGCGCTTGATGGTGCTGGTTTCGCGGAGAAACCAGGTGAAGAGGTCCTTGTCTCGGGAGATTATCGTTCTGCTACGGATAATCTCCCGCTGGAGGTCGCGGAGGTCATTCTTGGTGCTGCTCGCAAGAATGCTTCGTTTGTCCCAGACTCCGTCTGGGATTACGGTTTTAAGATGCTCCGCCCCACCGTCGATTTTTTCGATGGTGAGTCCTTCGACTCTTTCACGGTTTCCACTGGACAGATGATGGGTTCTTACTTGAGCTTTCCTTTGCTCTGTGTTCAGAATTACATCTCTTTTCGTTGGGCTCGTCGGTGTTTCGGTATTCGGGAGTGGCTTCCACTACTCATCAATGGGGACGACATTCTTTTTCAGGCACCTCCTCAGTTCGCTGAGGTTTGGATGTCTGTTGTTAAGGATGTCGGGCTCGAGGTTGAGTTGTCGAAGACGTCGGTTTCCGAGGACTTTGGTTCTCTGAATTCGACTCTGTTGAGGTGGCATGCGGGGAAACTTCGTGTTTCCCCGACCCTTCGTTTGGGAATGCTGAGGCCTCGCGATTATCTTAACGGCATCGGACGTGATTTCTCTCAGTTTGTCCGGGGGGTCCCCCCTGGGGTCGCCTGGGCGGCTGGGAGAGAGTTTTTTAAGTGGCACGTTAGCGCTATGAGGAAGGCCGGTCGTTTGACCGCTTCCGAATGGGGCTTTCGTGGGCGTCTTGCCTGGCGTTTGTCAGAGTTGTTCGACCTGGTTGGTAACAGTTTTACGGCTGTTGAGCCGCCTCCTCCTCCTTCAGTTCATGATGTCCAGATACCGTCGTATCTGGTTGAGTCGGTTCCTGCCGATTCACTATCTGAGGAGTTGGAAGTGTTGAATGCTTCTGAAATGACGTGCTGGAAGTGGTCACATCAGATCTCGCTCTCTTCGAGCGTGATCCGGTACTGTGTGGCACTTTCGTCTTTGCGCTGGGAACGCGAGGCGGACCTCTCTTCTCCGAAGAGAGGCGAGACTCGCGATCCTAGTCGTACGTTCAAGAAGAAACGATTCTTTGTGAAACCGGAGGCTCCAAGGAAATTACTCTTTTCTGAGCTCCTGCGTATGCAGGATTTCTCTGAGTATGAGTCCTTGCCTCCTTATTCTCAAGTTGAGCTGGAGTTTAGGTTGGATCAGTGCGGCCAGACGGATAAGAAACGGGGTGTTTCTTAGGCGCGTGCCGCGCAACGGGGAACGAAACATTGCTTGGACCTCGGTCATGGCGTGAAGCGTATCCGGCTGTTGATCGTGGGCCAACGCCTCGGCGTTGCCTTCGGGCCTGTGGCGAACCTTTCGCAGTCTGTAATGGGCTGTGTGAACCGGAGACAAAGGGCGTACCCGGTAACGGGCGTCTGCCAGTGTCATGCTGGTCTCTGCAGCCCTGGCGAGTAGAGCGAGTAGGCGCGTTGCGACGGTTGTCGTTGCGTGGTGAAAGTATAGCGTCAGGGTTAAGGGAACCGCTGTCTAAACGAACGCCTGTACGCGGCAGGAATTCAGCTAAAGGTCGATACACCTGAGTAATCAGGGACGAAACTCACGTAGGTTCGGAGCTCCATCACCTTAGGGTGGTGCTGGGTGGATCAGTCGTGACGAGGTTGTTAGATGTGGATAGAGGACGTAGGTTCTTAGTAACTGAACCTCGGG